GCAAGAGCTGATTTACTTTCAGCATCTTGTTTCATAATACTATCATTTATATCCGCTCTTTGTCTACCTTCTCTAGCATTATCACGAGCTTCCATTAAGCTATAACGTCTAGTAGTTTGAGCTTCTTGATATAAACGAGAATATCCATTATCATTCATAATAGCAGACTTAGAAGCATCAGGAATAATCTTAGGATTATTCATTAATGTTGCAATAATTCCACCAGCTCTTTGTACTAATGGATTAGCTTCGGTCTGAGATATTAGAGTCCTATCCTCTACTTCCTTACCAGCTTTCTGTGCTTCATTCTGAGCTATAATAGGAACATTTATTAGATCAGCAAGATTCTTAGCAGTATCTAACTTAGCTTTAGAGGAGTCAGCAGCCGCCATTTCTGGTGCAATACTAGCCTTAGAAGCATTTATAGTAGCTACAGACTTTTCATTAGCTAATTGATCTGGGGTTCCTCCACCCATAGTTCTAGAAGCAGACATTCCTTGCATGGTATTTGGTAACGTACCGGGCGCATCAGTAGCATGAATTGTATTAAACATTTCTTGCTGTGCGCTTGCGGATACGTTACCATTACCAAATAAAGAAGCAGCAGAGGAACCAAATAACTTAGTTAAGGTTCCAGGATTTTTAGCTTCCATGTCTACTAATTGCTGTCGAGTCTCTGGATTCTTAGCAACTTCTAACTTTAGAGCATTTAGGTATTTAGCATTAGGATTAATAGCTCCACCTATGCTTTCACCTACAGATCTCATTTCATCAGCAGAGGGTATATTACCCTGAAGCATTGGGACAGCCATTTAATTAGCCTCCAAACTTAAAGCCACCTTGATACGGTAGCGTCATTGCTTGTGGAGTTGGATTCATTCCAAAATTCATTCCATTTTGTAGAGGTATAGAAGTTGGTGTTGGCATACCTATAGTTCCATTAGGTGTATTACCACCACCACCAAACATACTCATTATTCCTTGTCCTCCACCCATTCCAGTAGCTAATCCAGCAACTCCACTTAGTCCACTCATTATTTGAGAGAAAGTAGAAGGAGTCTGAACAGTTTGAGCTTGGGGATTACCTATTTGATTAGATTGATTTAACCCACCAAATAATTGTTGTAATGCTCCCATCATTCCCTGCATTTGATTACTTTGTAATCCTAATCCTGTCTGATTACTCATATTTTGATTGGTCAAAGCATTAGAACTATTTTGACCAAACAATTGTTGCATAAAGGAGTTTAATGCATTAGAGTTATTAAAACTATTAGCATTATTAGTTTGTGTAGCATTATTATTAAAGTTACCTTGATTCATAGCATTAGTTGCATCCATTCCAGCACCTTGAAGTCCTAAACCAGCTTGAGATACTCCATAATTAAGCATGGAATTAATCCCAGACTGATTTAATCCAGCAAGACTTGAGGATGCACTTAATCTATTAGCAGCTGAAGCAGCACTAGCTTGTTCACCTATTTGAGCATTTCCTAATAGATTAGAATTCTGTAAGCCAAGACGAGATAAAGTATCTTGTCCTGTCATATTCTGAGTCTGTAATTGATTACCAGTATTTAACTGACCATACTGAAGATTATTAGTAATATCTTGCTGAGTTACTCCTTGTAATCCACTAAGGAGTTGGTTATTACCAATCGCACTCTGCTGTGCTCCAGCCATAGAAGCACCAGTTCCTAATGAACCCATACCTCCAGCAGAATATCTAGCATTGGTATTAGCCATATTAAGCTTATTCTGAGTATTAATAATACCAGATATAGCATTAGCTCTGGCAGAATTAACATCAGGATTAGCCATATTTACATTACCTACTCCATAAGTAGATGGAGCAGTTCCCATCATATTCATTGAAGCATTTGGAGCAGCTACATTAAATGCACCAGACTGTAATCCACCAGAAAGAGGAGCGGTTGATCCCGCTAACATATTTCCAGCTTGTCCCATTGAAGTCATACCACCTAATACATTTCCTGAGCCATACTGAGATAAGTCTATATTATTATTTAAGTTCTGAGTATTAGCACCAGTAAAGCTAGGAGCGTTAGGAAGATTAGCCATCCCCGAATTGTTGAAAAAGCCAGAACCCGGAGAAGGAGTAGTTCCGCTAAGAAGATTACTAATAGTGCTACCAACTTGATTATTACCGGAGGGCTGTCCATTTCCACCTAATTGCGATTGTAAGAAGCTATTATACGCATTAGCGGTAGGAGTTGCAGAACCTCCACCTACAGTACTAGTTTTAGGACTTCCCACTTGATTTTAAAACCTCAGATTTTAGGATGCCAAAGAGAAGTATATCAAATATATCATCCTTAAATCGAATAGATTTTCTCTTTTTTCCTTCTAGAGTAAAACCACACTCACCTATAAAATGACGAGTATGGGGAGAAGTGAAAAGAGGAACTTCAACACTTAAACGATTGAATTGATAAGTCTCAAATACATACTTCATCATAGCTCTTACTAATGGAATCCTTCCTCGATGCCTACGATCAAAGAAGGTATAATGAGCTATAGCATCAGTAAAGTTATATGCAAAGTCTGTAATATAAAAGAGACCTACAAAGTCATCTACTACGAAAAAGAGTCCTTTAGCAGTGATTCCACTTGGAGAAGGATTAAGAAACATCTCTGTAATATCTGCTGGAGATTTTATTTCTCGTCCATATAAAGTTGGAAACTCTAGAACCTTAGAGGTTAGTTTCTCTATATTCTCTGGTGTCCATAACATAGGATATACATTACGAACAACATTCCCTTCTGGTTCATTACATACAATCTGAATAAGAGGAGCTTCCATTTTATTTTCTCGAAGGAGAGTCGGCTAGGTAGTGAACTTCATATCCAACAATATCCCATAAACCAGATACTGATTCTATCTTAAACTTAAGTTGACGGGAACGTATATGCTTAGATGCTATAACTAATTGACGATTATTTTCATTAACATTATTCTGAGGAGTTAAGGATACAGATTTATATAAGCTCCACGAAACTCCATTATCCTTTGAATAAGATAGAGTTATAGTAGTAGCTTTTCTTACTATAATCTCTATTCTAACTCTTTGAAATGATGCATCATCTAAAGGAAGCTCAAAGACCTTAGATTCTATAGTAGTAGTATAAATACCATCCTCATCTACATCATTAAGAGCATCATACTGTTCTATATCTCCATTAATAAAAGAATAGAATCGTGTTGATGTATTTACTGAAGGAGATAAAGAAGCTATAGTTCCTAAAAGATTTCCTATAGTTCCTACTAAATCTCCTATAGCTCCAGTAGATTGAGAAAACTCTACATTATCTATAGAAGATACATTATTCTTTTCATCAAAACTCCAAGCCTTGGTCTTTAAATTATAAGTCCATATTCTAGTTGTATTAGATGATGCAACTGAAATACAGAGTTGATACTCTAAATTAATAGGATCAAAAGATGAAGTCAATAAAGATGGATCAGTTATTTGATTAGTTAATGTTTCTGCTATTGGTAAACCTATTAAAGAAACACCATTAGAAGCACCATAAGCAGCTGAAGCACCAGCAGCAAGAGTATATTGATATACCATCCTTGTACGAAAATCGTAGAATATAACTCCTTCTGGGATTCTCTGAATAGTATCAGGAGAGTCTGAACCTATTCCTGGAACAGAGGTATAAAAATAAAATGGATCTGTGGCAGATGGTTGTAGTGTACCAAGAACTATAGATCTTTGACGCATTACAAGAACTGTAGTTTCAAATCCAAATATTCCTGTAATAAATTCTGAATACTCTGATTGAGATTCATAAAGAGGATTTGATCCAGCAGAGAAATCAACTAAAGGATCCCATTCTCCTAGATTTAAATCTCCACTCCATCCTATAAGAGTAGGGTTATCAGGAGTATCTTTAAGATATGCTCCAACTATACGATTAGATACAGAACATATATACTTAAATCGTGGAGCATTTCCTAGAACATTTACTACATTTCCAACAGGATCTAGTTCTCTTATTGGATCTACACCATCATTAGAAATAAAGATACGATTAATAAAATTAAGAATCCTAAATCTATCAGTATCACTTCCAGTTAACGCTTGTCCTATAAATGGAGTCCAAGCAGAACTAGAACGAGAATGAATAGAGTTTCTAGTAAATCTTAATTGTACTGCATCAGTATTCCATAAGGTTGTAGTATAAAACTTAAGAATCTTATTAGAGTTAGGCTTAACTGGAGTTATTAAAGCTCCACCAGCTCTACGAGATAACTTAGAGAAACGATTAGTTACATTTAATAATGATACCCACTGAGATGGATCTAGAGCAGTTGGATCATTAAATGTATCCATTCCACCAACTACTTTACCATTACTCTCAAATATCTTTTGAGTCTCTTGTAATGGTTGTACACCTCTTTCTCTATTATATGCAACAGTTTGACTTTTAGTTGGCATCTTCGTACCAAAGATTATTTATATAAGTAAATCGGTAGACCTTATTTAATACCAGTAACTTATTAGCTCCAGTATTCGTTTTGATTTTGGTGCCATTTTGTACAGTGGCATTACCATCACCTAATACACGAATAGTTTGATTGTCGGAGCCACCTACGAAGTTAGTGATAGTTGTAGGAGCAGAATATACACATTGAAATACTTCTGCATTTGAGACTTTGGGAGTAGCTATATTTATCTTAGATCCCATTGTTACAGGTAATACTAAGAAGGCTACTCGACTAAAGAATGTAGATGGCTCTTTATAGTCCATATTTAGAAACTGCGTTTAGCGGAAAAGAAGTGTAAGGAAGGATTCCGGCCAGATTATAGTAAGTGCTGACGCTCCGCCATTCGTTCGCTACGCTCACTTTGGCTTCGCGTTATAGAAACTGCCTTCTATGCTAATCCCTCAATAATAAGAGGCCGAGACAGCCATGACATTAGAAACTGTCTCTGACTTGGTTTCATTTGAACTAACTTAAAGTAAAATGCTACTCTAAATAATGCGAAAGATTTAGATACTCTAGCTTGATCTATTATATTATTAATAGAATTTAATGTGATTGGTCCAATGATTCCATCAGCATAAACTCCAAGTGATCTTTGGAGAGTTTTAATAGCTTGAGTAGGTCCAGCATTAATAGCGAAGTCAAAGAGTTGGGTAGCTAATCTAGGATTAATTAATGTAACCTTATCAGCACCACAACTATTATAGAAGTCAGTATAGATAGCACTAACTTCGTCATCACTAATTTTTTCAACTGGATTGAAGCTTAGTTTATGGTTCTGACGATAGTTACTATAAGTATATTGAGTGATACCTTTATTAGTAGCTCCACCAGAGTCATTTGGATTATTTACATATCCACCCTCAAATTCTAAAATAAGCTTAAGATCTTCATTAAAGCCCATCTTTATCTCCTTCTCGACGACCTAAGATACCCTTTATTTCTCCAAGGGCTTCGGTAAATGTATCTAACTTTATATCTATTCTATTAAGATGCTCTTTAGTTGCAGTATTAGCTTCTTTAAGAGCTTCTACTCTACCCTTAAGTATTCCATAACTTATGCCTCCTGTAGCTAATCCAGCAAGAAGGCCATAAGTTATAGAAGGAGCAAATGTAAGATTTGTAGAGTCACTTAGAAAGGCAGCAGAATAGAAAGCAGCTGAGATACCATATAAACTACTTATTAGTTTTATCCTTATCATCGGAAGATTTAACCGCCTTGATTTCGGCTTCAGAGATAGACTCAAGGAAGGTAAAGGCATGAGTAATCTTCCTAGCCCTCATAGGATGCCACTTTACCTTATCGAAACAAGCCTTAATATAGTTATACTGTTCTTCATCTAAGAAAAGAAAGGATTCTCCTTTATCATTTCCCATAGTCTTAAGAACATACTGATCTGTCTTTTCATCTAAAGTAGCAATGTCATCAATGAGATCTAAGATCTTAGAAATCTTTCTTAATCCTGCTACTCCACCAGAATCATCGTGCTTGGTGATAGCATCATAAATAACATTAAGATCACCTTCGTTTTCCTTAGTAAAGATCAGTTTCCGGGCCATAGTCGTATAGTCCTATAAGAGTCGTTTAGAGTTAAATAATTGTTACAGTACTAGTATTTGTATTATAATAAACTGCTTGACTTAATGGTGAAATCTGACCAGCATAATAGAATCTAAAGTAGAAGTAATAATCATACCCAGAACCACCAGGAGATATAATAACTGGATATGGCCAGTAACCACCACCGACTGGCGTATTATGATAATCTGATCTAAATGCGTGTTTAATTATTGTTCCAGGCACAGTAGATGGTAATGTACTTAATGATTGAATTGGAAATGGAATTTCATTAGCAATATAACAACTTGGGTCAAGAGTAGAACTTATGTTAGTTCTAATTGGAAGTGTATTGAATTCAGAAGATATTAACTCATAAGTATATAATCCCAAATTACGTACATTTGGTATAGTTAAAGTAATCTCAAGTACATCTCCTTTAGTTCCATCTGGTGGCCATACTTCATGTGACCAACCGATGATTGGAGTTACAATAGTATCTTCAATTCCGACTAATGGTGGTCTAGTAAACATTAGTAATTATAGCCAGAAATAAAACCATTATATGAACTACCATCATAATAGAAACTAATGAAATCTTGCTTTCCTACAGTTACGGTAAGAGTAGGGGCAGCTCCACCAGCCCATTTAGTAGTAGGCCAAGTAATAGTATAATTACCAGCTCCTCCTTGGATAATACGTAAGAAATAGAATCCAGCACTTAATGGATTAGTAAAGGTAATGGTTGCATTACCAGTTAAAGTAAAGGATTGATTATTTCCTGCGTTCCAGTTTATAGTAAGAGCACCACCACCAGAACCATTAGAATATTCTGTAACAGAGGCTTGAGCAAAGGTAACTATTACATTACCTAAGAAATCAGATTCTCCAGCTGCTACAACTAATCCATTAGCTATAGCTACAGAACCATCATTAGCAATTACTACATTAGAGAGAGTATTAAGAGAGTTACGAAAGATTATAGAAGATGCTGGTGAATATATATAACCAGATCGTAAAATAATATCTCCATTATCCATTACTTGAAGATTATTATATGTATTAGTATGATCCCTTACGCTCCAAGATGCTGCTCCACCAATGACATTAGAATCAGCAATAGCTGTCATTCGTATAGATGCTATAGCATAAGGATCTTTAGTAGCTATAGAAGTTAATGCTGAAGTTCCAAATACATCATCTAATCTTTCACGAATAGCTATCATATTATTCGTAAAATACGGAGCTATTGTATTTGCTAATGTAGCTGATGTTGGAGTGGTTTCATTCCATGTATTTACGTAAGACATTTATTCTCCGGTAGTCGGAGCCTCTACTACAACAGGAGGAGTCTCAAAAGTAAGATCAGTATCAAGTAAAGAGTGTTGAGCAATTACATACTTACGAAGATCTTCATCTAATAAATGTGCTCCCTTTGCTACTTTAACTACTTCATTAGAAGTACTATCACTAAATGGATTAGAAGTTGAAACATTTAAAACTACCTCAGCTACATCTAAAGCATAAACACGATTAATATTTCGAATCGTATACATTGATTATTCCTTATGTGTGTACTAGTACGTGATAAACTGTTCCAGTTGAGTCCTTTATATCTACTGAACCTGTAGCTAATATAGCACCAACAGCATAAGCATTACCAAGTTGGAGATATTTTCCAGAAGACATTATAAAATTACCACTTAATGTAGCATCTCCACCATCAGTAATTATAAAATTATCTACACTATTAGCATTATTCCTAATACTATAAGAAGTAGCTCCAGGAATTACTTGAGTTATTGCAGTTGAAAATGTTAAGTTTCCAGCTATTAAAGTATTACCTGTAGCAGCAGCAACAGTAAATTTAGTAGTTCCTATAGTTACCGTCCCCCCTGACTTCATCAGGGAGAGGGTGCCGAAACCGGCGGCGACGTTTGACACCTCTGCGGCACTCAGGTGATTCGTCTGATTGTAATATTGGAGACCACCAACGATACCCGCTGCTGAATTGAGGGTCGTACCGCCAATCCATGCACCACCAATAGAAGATTCAAATACAGCGTAGCCAGCTGCAAGGTCCCCCTGCGCGAGTCTACTTATCGTAATGGTAGCCTGAGATGACGTGCTCAACAACGACAGTTGAGTGCCCGCGTCGTTCATCGCGAGGTTATCTCTCGTATTCGCGCTATTCCGTATCGCGATCCCGTTCGTGGAGCCGCTAATAATTCTAGCAGTAGCTTGTCCAAATACAAACTCACTAATTCCTGTTGTAGCTCCCATCCTTAAAGTAGCAATTGTTGCAGCAGTTTGTACTGTAGAGCCAGTTCCAAGTATTTGACCACCCTGAAATATAATACTTCCCGGTGTTCCAGATCCCGTAGATAGGTTTGCTATTATATTAATTGCACCAGCAACAATATTAGTTCCAGAGGTTGCTGTACCTTGTATAGTATAAGTTACACCAGTGGTACCAAGGTTTAATGTATTTCCTATTATTCCTAAAGTTCCTAGTATTGTAGCATTACCATTATCTAATATAATAAGATTATCAGCAGAATCTGCGTTATTTCTAAGTGATATAGAAGTAGCACCTGGAATTATCTTAGAAACTGCTGATGTGAATGTTAATGCCCCAGAAGTTGTAACTGATGTTAAGGTTCCAAGACTAGTAACATTTCCTTGGGCTGCTGTAGATAAAGTAATAGCTTGATTAGAACTCCAAGTGGGAGTTCCAGTTATAGTTGTTCCAGTTAAGGTTAGGGTTGCTCCAGACGCTATAGTTAATCCACCACCTAATACAGTAGTACCACCACCAGACATTAAATTAAGTGTACTAGTTCCAGAATTAACGTTTGCTACTTTTACTGCTGGAGTAGCTGTAACCCCGCTCCAATATGATAATGCAACAAAAGCTCCGGCACCATTACCACCAACTATAGCAACAGGTAATAGATTTAATGAACCCTGACCAAATTGATGATTATAAGGATCAGCATTTATAATAGATGGATTAGAACCAGGATCAGTTGTAATCTTAATACCACCACCTGTACTAGCAGATCCATTAGTCCAAACAGTTAAAAGACCCTGTGTTAATTTCATCCACTCATCTACTTCTGTTTGTCTAGTCCAATCAAATCCAGAAGCATCTGCACCAGCTATAAATCTAGCTATATTTCCAGAAGTTAACTTAAATAAATTAACAACTGTAGAAGTAGAAAGAGTTCCCTTAATGGTACTAGTAGAATTAGTAGTAAGAGTAATATTACCACTAACAGCTAAATTAACAAATGACCCAAGTCCAGTAACTCCTAGGGTTCCGGCAATTAATATATTACCAGAGGTATCACTAGTGAATTTATTAGTAGCTACTGAAAATGCTCCAGCACTATTAAGTGTACCAGCAATTGCTGTATTTCCAGAAGTATCTACGTTAAACTTATTAGTAGTAACTGAGAAAGCACCAACTGTATTTAATGTTCCAGTAAAGTTCGCAGATGAGGATATGGTTTGAAGATTATATGTTCCCCCAACCACAGCCCCTGTGGAAGCATTGACTGTAAATTGTGTGGTATTTACACTAAAATTACCAATAACATTAAGAGAAGATATACCACCAGTAATTCCTAAAGTACCTAATATAGTTACATTACCAGCGTCCGTAACTATAACATTGTCTTGACTATCTGCATGATTCCTTAAACTTATAGACGTAGCCCCAGGAATTATCTTAGATATAGCAGTAGAGAATAATAATCTTCCACCAACAGTTAAATCTCCAACAGTATTAAGAGTACCACTAAAAGAAGCACTAGAACTTATAGTTTGTCCATTATAAGCTCCACCAGTAACAGCTCCAGTTAAAGTAGAGGTAGAGTTAACTACTAATGTAGTTGTAGTTATATCTGTAGCTACTATAGTATTACCAGAAAAAGATCCAGTTAAAGAAATATTACCATTAACAGTTAAATTACCATCAATGATAACATTTCCTGCTATATGTCCACCACCACCAGACATAAATCCAGTAAAATCTGCATCAGGATCTAATCCACTAGCAGTAAGAACTTGTCTAAGTGGTCTATTATCTACATCAGCTAGAGTAGGATGATTCATTCCTACAACAGCTTCAGTAGCTTGTGTCCAGTTAATTAAGCTCATTTATATTACCCCGGCTCCTCCATAAACAAAAAATCCATCATAGATAGCTGTACCATCATAATATATTGCAAAATTAGAGCTTGGATTACAAAAATCTTCGGAAGTAACATTTATTGTATAGGCTCTTTCTACTACACCACTAATTACTGTATCGCTTTCTGGGGCTCCAATAATAACTGGGCATACTTCGGCCATTTGACTTTATCCCCATAAAAATGATTTAATAATTCAGTTACTGTCTTACTTTGCCACAGACTTAATTTAGGATCTGTAGGATTTAACTTTTCCATCAACTCTGGATTTTCTTTATAATATTGCTTAAATAAATTTGTATGATTATCAAAATTAGAGCGATTTTGATTGTGTACTCGATATATAAATAAGGGCTCTCTAAGATGATAAGCTTTCATTCCATATTTACAAAGCTTCCAAGTAAAGTGTGCGTCAGAATATACACACGCAGTATAACCTTGAACACTTTCCCAAGCATCTCTAGATACTAATACTGTTCCCGGTAAGGGACAACCTATAGAACTAGTATATGCATCTCTAGTAAATTCTCCTGATTCCATATGCTTAACAAAAGCACCTATAGTTATTCTATCAGTATAAACCATATCTACTTTTTCAGTCTCTATAGCATCAACAGTTTTATTTACAAAAGATGGTTCATACTCATCATCCTCACATATTACTGATACATACTCTCCAACAGATGCTTCTACAAGACGATTAATCTTACCATTTTCAATCATCTGTGTATGAGGATCTTTTAATGTATGATGAACAAGAACCTCAATATTCATATAATTCTGTCTCTCTATAGAGTCTAAGCACTCTTTAAGTAGCTCAACTCTATGTGATATAACGATTATAGAGACTTTTGGTTGCGTCATTTAAGGATACTCTCTCCCTGGAACTTCTACATGAGCCATACGTGAGTCTATTTCTTCCTTAGCTTCAGTAGGAACTGCATCAGCTATAAGAGATAGTTGTGAATTCTTCGCACTAGTATATCTAGTCATATCGCCTAACTCTATATAACCTCTCCATACTCCACCAAGTAAGACTATTTCATGCCATGAATCTGGAAGTGGAAGAACGTCAGTATCTAAAGCTAGATCAATTAAGTTCTTCCAATAATGTAATTCACAAGTATAAATTTTATCGGGAGTTGGATATAATTGTATAAATGTTCCTTCCCGATAATAATCTGTAGGTATTGCTTGAAATGATCCATCTGATTTATTATTATACTTTTGATCATAAACATCTTTAGTCATTCTATCAAGTTTATGACTTTGATTATTTTCATCAAATATTGCTATACTTCTTAAAGCGTTATTATCAACTGGCATATTATACTTACGAGAGCCAGCTATAGTACCAAATGGGATAGTTAATTCATTCTCTCGGAAGTTTAGTCTATCAACAAGTTCCCAATATGAACGGTTGAGCTTAGTATTACAATCAACATCACTAAACCCATCATCATTTTCGTCCACACCTAAAGTTCTGCGCATGATGGTACGCATTTCTAATAAGCTAAGACCCATTGTATTTACCTAAATAAATAGTAAGGTGTGGTTCAGTACCAGATTCAACTATATTAATATAAAGGTTAGTGGGGGATAGTAAGTTGATTTCAGAGCCATCCTTTATCATCTTCTTACTATCCTCCCACACAACCTCTAATACTGAATCCTTTTGATTGGATTCAATTTTATAGTCTCCTTTCTGAACTCTCACTGTTGCAGAGCGATTAGTTTTGCGAGGATCAGTATGAACGAATAGGAGGAGCTTCACTTTAGTAACCTTAGTAAAAGTTAGATAAGACCCTTAAGATAAGCAACAATAACAACTGCGGCACTACCATTAAGAGTTTGTGCAAAACCAATATTTGGAACTAACGGAACGCTACCAACAATACCAGTAGTAACATTGGTTTGTGCGCCAGTTGCAGCAGTAAAGCCAGCAGTTGAACCTAATGCAGCACTTCCACTAACTGCACCTGAAGGAGATAAGAGTGAACCAACTACAATTGCACTCGTATCAGTTAATACTTGAACAACACCACTACGCTGAACCATAACACTTGCACCCTGAGCAGCAGCGCATTGTCCAGAAGCAGTACCAACTAAAGTTGAATCAGTAAGAATTTCATTATTAGTAACAGTACCACCAACAACTACACCAATGGTAAGGTATAAAGCTGTGGTAGCCTTATTAACTTGAACCGCAGTAGTAGCAGTAACTTGGACAACATCTCCAAAGTTTAATGCACCACCAGCGATCATTTGATTAACAGTACCCCCAAGAAAAGAAGAAGGTACAGCGCCAGCATCTAACATTTGACCCGTAAGATAACGGAAATTAGATGCCTTAAAAGTGCCGTAGGAAGTCATTTCTTTTAGTTATCCTATTTAGTTTAAGAAGGATTCGATCCGAGCCAACCTCTCCAGTCAACAAACCATATTAAGAACCTCATGGTTGCCTTATAGAGAGCAGCATCGGTATTGAAATCGAAGTCATCATCAAAGGTAAGAGGACGACGAGTAACGAAATGTGCATCGTTTAACTTACTATCAATCATGAAATACGACTTCGTCGAACTCTTATAACGTGAAATTATAATCTTTGGAGTAGGTAAACGCTTACGAATTGCGTTATCCTGATTTTCAGCAGTAAACGGTTCCTTATCACTACCAAAGATTTGTAACGCCCTCTGCCAATCAGCAGCACCATTAGAAAGAATTAACGTATCCGGGAACATCTTAACAGGATCGCCGTTTTCATCCTTCATCTGTTGTGCAAGATCGAAGAAAGAAGTTACAGCAGTCATTGAGAAACCAATCTGAGCAGACGGAGTATTAGAAACCGTCGAATTAGAATTGATTAAGGTATGTGCAGCATTGATAAGAGAAAGATTATCAATACCTAAGAAAGTAGCGCCTGCGAAAGCATCATCAAGTAAAGCCGCAGAACGATATTCCTTAGTCATATTTGCTGCATGACCTAACCACTTAGCAGATTGATTTGCCTTACCATACTGATCATCTTCAACAGTCTTACGAGAAATCATGAAACCTAAGCCGAATTCCTTGTCAACACCCATAACAACTGGGCCTTGCTTCGGAGTATCATAAGTAATCGGCTCACCATCCATGCGCTCATAAAAACGTGAAAGACCAGCTATGATAGTTGCACGTACTTCAGGAAGTGAAGTCGTACTTTCTTTTAAGAATTGATTATATTCTGGCTCATATTCCTGGTAACTATCGAGAAAGTTATCTCGAAGCCCTGGACGGAAAAGAGCATTAAAGGCACCCTCAACTACCATTTTATTTCACTCTAGTGAATGTTAATTTAAAACTTTAATTCGAGCCAATTATCGAAGAATCTATGAAGCGGAAGAAAACAATCTGACGAACAGTATCAAAATCAACAACAGAAACACGAGCAGAAGCACCAGTCTTTGCCTTATCTACAACCCAAACAGCGGCAGTAGTTCCAGCATTATATCCAGTGATTCCATACTGTGCACCAATATCAGCATTAACTGGCTGTACTGCTACATTAGAACCATTAGTTAATGTAGCTTGGAACACAGTCTGTTTATTAGCGGTAGCTACTGAAACTTCAGCACTTCTACCAGTAATAGTAGTAGGATTATTAGCAGCAGCAAATCCAGGATTAGTGTCACCACCCTGAAGTGCTACACCTACAATTTGAGTAGGATTAACACCAGCTTCTAAACATAACCCTGTATTACCTGCTTGTAGAACTAAAACAGCTCCACGAGAAAACGTAGCAGGTTCAACAGTAGGTTGACCAACAATCGGAAAAGCTCCACCAGCAGGAATACGAGCTGGTTGCATAATGAAAGGCATTTATAACTCTTAGGTTTGAGGTAGAGAATCTATTATTTCTTTTCCAGAGACAGACTCTTGCTTAGAGAGAGTATGTCCCTTTACTTCAGTTACAGGAAGAATTGGACTTCCCTTACTAGCTGCTATAAAGTCCTTTTCTTCCTTTAACTTCTTTTCCTTATCTGCACGAGAACCATGCATTTCGAAATAAGCATCTCTTGCCATATCGTCTAATATCTTCTTATTTTCCTTCGTTGTAATCATATGTACAACATCACCAATGATAGGCTTACCTGTTCCATCACTATGCATAGCATTGGTTGTAGCAAACTGATCGTCTATGACAAAACCTAAACCCTTCTTACGAGAAATCTCTAATTCATTATTAAGTACCCACTCTCCATGAAGGTCAGGAGGAAGTGGTACATTTAATCTATCTTCTGTAATAGAACGTGAATATATCTCGGCAACACGAGCACGCTCTAATTTTGGAATACGATCCCTAATATCAACTTTCTTAGGATCAGCGATATTAATTTCAGCTTCGCGTTCCATTACTTATCTCCCTTCTTTCTTGGAACAACTACAAATGAACCCGGATTACGAAGTGAGTCATATTTCTTATAAGCTTCGGCACTAGGCATTTCAGGCCAACGCTCACGAGCTAATCTCATTTCGTTTTCACTTAATGCTGGTGCCTTATTAGGATCAACATTAACTGGAGGTTCAGTAGATGAAGGAGGTATAGAAGGAGGAGTAATCACTTTAGGTACCGTTGAAGTAGGAGGAGTTGCGGTTGATCCGATTAATGCAGCATACTCCAATGGTGAAGTCATTGCATAATTCGCAATTAAACTCTTAATTGTTTCAACAACCACTGACTCATTTACTTCATTATTCTCAATCCATTTAGAACCAAGTTGGTCAAAGTTAGCTGAAATATGAGGCCAGAACTTAGCAACTCGTGGATCTTGTGCAGCGATGTTACGATAATTATCTAGAGCTTGCCTACGTCTTTGCTGATTAACAAAAGCATTAAGAGGAGCTACTGATTCAGATAACTTCTTATCCATTAAGTCAGACATATGCTTAAATGGATCTGCGAAATAAGCAGCGGAATCAGGAGGAGTCTCTGCAACTGGAGTAGGAGCATTAACTCTAGCCTCTAAATTCCTTATTTTCTCCTCTTTTTCAGCTAAGATTCTATCGTATAATTCTAATGTACCCTTATTAGAATCAATAGGCGTTATCGGTGGGGCTGATATCGTCTCTGTTGTCGGGGGTACTACTATCTCGTCTGGCATTATCTTTATGTACCTCGTTATAAGTTGACTGAATAGCGTCTAGGATAGACTTTATAGCAGAAACCTTTCCCCTACGTTCTATTGCTTGATCTGTAGTTATAAACGCAGCTAATTCTTCCTTAGCCTGTTCATGAAACTTTCGTATAAGAGCAAGTAAAGATGTCCATTCTCTTTGTTTAGCTAATAAATGAATATCTTTAACTTGTTCCGGGTCCAGGAGCTGCTGGAGAAGATGCATTATCAGGTATCATTGAGTTTTGAGCAGATGTAGCGGCTATGTTTTGAGCTTGTGGTGAGTTAGCAGAAGGCATTGTGATAAGAATCTTATCAATATTACGAATATCAAAGGATTCTAACACCTGTCTCATTGCTTCAGATGCACCTTGTAGGGCTTGAGGAATTGCAACTTGTAATAGTTGCTCATTCTTCGTTTGCATACCTAATTGAATGATTTGACTATAGTATCCCTGTAACATTTGGGATATTTGAGTCCAATTCTGACGATCTATAAGCTTATTACCATTAGCGCCAGCAGTTGTTATAGAAGCAATCAATTGTTGACGTATATCTGTTACTGGTTGAGCAAAAAACTTCTTTAAATCGTCTCCATGAGGCTGAAGATCAAAGTATCTAGAGTTAGATGGACCAAATTGAGCTATATTACACGCAACATCTACTACAATTTGATCAGCAGCTCGTTTAATGTTGCGATAAGAGTAGTCAAACTTCCTTGATCCCTCTTGAACTCTAGATAAATCAGATGTTGCAGTCCCAGGAGTACCAGCTTGAGGCATACCTAGGTTTAAATCATTAATTCCAGACCTTTGTTGAGCAAACATTAGTGTAGAATTTTCATTACTAAAGGCAGAAGTAGGTAAATCACCAAGTTGGAAAGATTCTATATCTGCCATGTCATCTACCATCCAAATCTTACCCGGAAAGAATGGTTCTCCGGGGCCATAACCAGACATTTTCTTAACCTTTAGCATACGAGCATTAGCTAAAGTACCAGAATCTAGTCGTTGACGATGTTGAATTGTTATTTCTTTCTGAAATTGATCAAGTTGCTTAGCAATTCCAACACCATTCCAGCGATGTTCTAGTGGAAAATAGTTAGCATGACGATAAGGACGGTGAAGATCTTCGTACCAGTTATATCTTATAGACATAAAGGTGCGAGATGGACGATGATAATGAACTACTATCTCCTTTAATTTCTTAGATTTATCTGTATCAAAGCTCATCCACATCTCATACCATTGAATAAATTTAGGATAAGAAGGAGACTCACTTTGAAGCTTTTCTACTTCTTGACGATAGCTATCTCCACCAGCTTGATTGTATTGAGTATAATAAGTTTTGATTTTCTCATAAGTACCTTCTTTAAATAAACCATCTTGCTCATAACGATTTACTTCTTCTAAGGTACGATTATGATACTCTCCAACCCATCTAGAATTTTGAGGGTCTTGATTCGTAAAGGGCATCACAAAGTTTGCATTAGTTACAGCATCAACAGATGGGCCTTGTTTAACTGTAACTTCAAACTCTTCATCTTGTTCTCCTGCTGTACGAACAGCAGTACGAACTCTTTTATCCCATCCTGTTTTAATAATACCTGTACCAAACTTCTCAGTCTCAAGTACGAAATTATCCATTGCCTTATAAATGTCAACTTGCTTAAGACATTCATAATCTAGATAATTCTCTAAAGGATTAGAAAGATCATCTAATGGCGGAGCCATCTTACAAGTGACGAACTGTGGTAGACCAAATAAGGTCATCATAGTTCGTGCGTGAACGGCTTCCAG